ATAAAGATGCTGGTGATGAGACTGAAAGTCTTTCAGGTAAAACAGCAGTATATATTGAAAGTTTAAAAGAATTATCAGTATCTCAATTAAAGATAGAAAAAAACTCTTTAAAGACAGCTATATCGCAAGCTAAAAATACTGAAGAATATAAAAAGGTTGCTGAAGCAATTAAGTTTGAGAATGAAATGATAGAGATGCATGAGAAATCAATAGAGAGTTTAGTTAATACTCAAGTAAAAAGTCGTGCAGAAAGTGATGTAGAAATTACAAACTATCGTAAAAAGATTAATAGTCGTAAAGAAACAATAGCAAAATTAAAAGAAGAAGGTTCTGCAATATTTAAAGTTATAAAAGCAAAAAAATTGTCTATAGAAGAAATAGATAATTTTATATCTATATTAGGAGAATCTGGAACAACTATAGAAAATTATATAGCAGTTAATGAAGACTTAGAACGAATGTTTTTAAGTACAAGTCAAGGACAAAAAGCTAATATTCAAGGTATGATTGACGGTATTAATGCTAATGAAATTATAATAGAAAGCGATGAAAAAAGAATAGCAGTTTTGAAGATGCTAGAAGAACAACTAAATAAAATAGGTGATAAAGAAAAAGAAACACAAGAAAAATCAATGAAAGCTGCTTTAGCCGCAGGAGAACAAACTCTAAATATGTGGCAATCTAATTTAGATGCAAGAATGGATGCTGAAATATCTGCTTTGCAAAATAGTCAAGCCTATATTAAGGCTGATAGTGAAAAAAGAAAAAGCATGGAAAAAGATAAAAGGAAGGAGTTTCAGAAAGAACAAACAGCTATTTTTAGAGGTAATCAAGCGGCTTCACTTGCTGATATTTATTTTAATACCGCAAAGGCTGTTACTAATGCCATGGCAGGATCAACATTTACAGCAGGTATGCCTTGGACAGGAATTGCAGTAGCTTTGGGTGCAGCACAAGCCGCCCTGGTAATGTCTCAAAAACCACCTAAATATGCTACTGGTGGTATAGTTGGTGGAAATAAACACTCACAAGGTGGAACTTTAATAGAGGCAGAACAAGGTGAATTTGTTATGAGTAGAAGTGCTGTCGAGGCAGTTGGTATAGAGAATATGAATAGAATTAATAAAGGTGGCGGTGGTGGTGTAAATCTTACTTTTAACAATCCTATTATGACACAGGACTTTGTAGAAAATGATTTAGCAGACGCAATTAAAGAGGCAGCTCGTAAAGGTGCTGATTTCGGCATCTCCTGATACACTATCACATACTACTAATGTAGTCCCTTTAATACATATAGAAAAAACTATAGGTTCAGATGTTAATAGATTGGGTTTCTCGACTCAACAATTAGACTTTACAGATATAGATGATAATAATTTATTTTATTCTCCCTTACTTTTAAGTATGCCATCGCTTTCTGAAAGTATTGATTTTGAAAGCAAAAAATACAAAATTTCGTCAGTTACTTTAAAGATGTCTAATTTAGAATATTTAGGTGAAAGGTTAAGTGATAAATATAATATTCTGTTAAACTCTACTGCCACTATTTGGTATAAAACTCAAAGCGTAGATACTTTAGAAGAATGTTTAAAAATTTATACAGGTAAAGTAACTAGAATTACACATGATTATGATGTTATAAACTTAATATTAGAAGATAAAAGTCAATCTAAATTACATAGAGATGTCCCTATTTTAAAACTTTCAGAAGGAGATGGTGTTCCAGAAAAATACAGGAATAAACCTGTTCCTATGGTTTATGGTCATGTAGAAAGAAGTCCCTTAGTCTTTACTGATAATTATCAAACTCTACAAGCTGACAAACTTGATATTCAATTTCACCAAGAACCAAATAAATTTGGGGGTTCATTCGATTCTTTATGGATGGATGTAGGTCATTATATTAATGTAAAGAAGGATCAATACATAGAAGAAGCTAATACAATTAAAATCACAGCCTCATCTATGCCAGAACAAATTGGGGATGAATCCTCTGGGAGTTTAAGATGCTTTGATGATTCTAAAAATTATAGAGTAACAATATCTAATACACTACAGAGTTCGGAGCTAACTACTGAAGATTTTGAGATAGAATCACCTGGCTCGGTTAAAAAACTGTCTGATTCTAGCTATGAATTAAATGAGATAGTATGGTATGGGATGAGGTCGAGAACTTACTCTAATATTAGTGATGTAGGGAAACAAAATGATGTAATTTTATTTTATGACAGTAATGATGGTACTCTCGCTATTGACTTTAGGACAATTATTAAGTATAAAGATGATGATGGTGATGAGAGTACAACAGAGTTTTTATTAGCAAAACTTGGTTTTGAATTTTTACCACAATATGATACAGAAGACATAGATGGCGACCCTGTGCATTTAGTAGGTATGGCTATAAATGGTGTAAATTTATCTGATATAACACCATATAATCAAGGTATAGCATTACCTTTATTGGGTTATGTTATTCAGGTTAATAGTGAAGCTGATAGTAATACAAATAATGGCGATGCCATTTGGAATCTTTCTGATAATTATTCAGGGTATCATTCTTTGGGTGAATTATATCAGAATCAATATGAAGAATGGAGGCGTGTTAATTATTTATTTGATTTTCAAAATACAAATGTTGATGGTGTAACAGGTGAATTATATGCTCCAATGACTGATCCACCTAATCAGCAAAATGTATCAACTAACCCTGATGCTGCCCTTCACTTTGATATAGGTCTTAATTATACCCCTAATAACAATATGTTAACAGCCAATCTATCATTGACAGGTGATTTTAGTGAGATGGATTTATTAAGAGAAGTTAATGTTACTAATGTAATAGAAAGCGATTTTTATGCTAATGTAATAGGAAGATCACATGAAGATACATTTGTTTATAGAGATTTTAAAGCAGATATTAATCACATTGTTAGCTATGGCGTGAATGAAGAAGGTTTATTATATTATCCAGATCAGCCCTGGATAGACCAATTACCTTTGGATGAAAATGGAGAATTAATTTATGGAAGGCATACAGAACACAAGATACAACTTATTGCACTAAATCCAGATCATAATTTTTCCATATGTTATATTGTCCCAGATTTCATTGAAATAAGTAGTACTGCTTCATATTACGGAACTCAAAATTTTTATTATCCAGAAGATCTTCAGAATTATGTAAATATTAGATTTTCAGGTAAAGTATATGGTGCTAATACCATTAATTATCCATATGAATGGTCAGATACTTGGACAAATGATTTATATTTATTAACAGAAGAACCTGATCTTAGTGAGATAAATTATATGTGGTTCATATCTAATGAATCATCTACAATAATTTATTTTAATGATGATGCAGAAAATCTTAATTATGGAACATTAGGTTTAGCTGAAAAAGACAAGCCTAGCGACATAATGTTAGATATTTTAGAAAATGAATGTAATTATACAGATGAAGTTTCTGAAAATGAAATAATAGATGTTAGAGAATCTCACGATAAATGGAAATTTGCTTTTACACAATACAAGTCTATTGACTCAAAAAAATTAATAGAAGAATTATCTGCCTCTACAAAATCCTTGCCTCGCTTTAGAGGTGTTGATGGTAAATTTGTATGGAATACTGTAAAGGATGAGTATGTAGAAGATGATATTGATTTAACTATTAAATCAAAAGATGTTATTAAATATTCTTATGATAAAACAAAATTAGAGGATGTCAAAACAAAGGTAAGAGTAAAATACTTTAATGATTATATAGATGACGAACTTAAAAAGGAAACTTCCTATATATCAGTAGGTGAATTAACATATCAAGAGGGTGGCTATAGCTATGATTACTACAATATAGATTCAAATGATGAAGATAGTACCTTAGAATTTGAAAGTAAATATATAAGAGATAGGTATACTGCCGAACAATTAAGAAATTATCTATTAGCTTGGAATATGAATCAACATAATCTTATTAAAATGACACTTCCCCTTCCCTATGCTTTATTAGAGGTTGGAGATGTTGTAGCTTTTGATGAAGAAATACAAGGGTTAAAATTGTATGGAGAAACCTACACAGCTAATATGGGTGAACATGAGGATGGTTTTTGGGCAGATTTAAATGAAACTTATAGAAATGGACAATTAATATATCCATACTTTATGATATATAAAACTAAAAAAAATATTGATAAAATAGAAATAGAGTTAATACAACTGCATTATAATGATCTAAATTTATTTTTAACACCAGAAGAAGGGGGTGGTATTTCATTACCATCAGGCGATGTTAATCTTGATGGTAATATTGATGTATTAGATATAGTAGCTTCAATAAGTCATATATTAGGGACATCACAACTAACTCAAGACCAAGGTTATGAAGCAGATATAAACCAAGATGGCTCATTAGATATTTTAGATATAGTGATACTTGTAGGTTATATATTGGGATAATTATATGAATTTAAATTACGGAAATGGAGAGGTAAGTTTAGATAACAATAGTATTGTTGCTATTCAAATATATTTTAAAGGCAAAATAACAATCAATCAAGTTTTGCCAGAAGAATTTACTTTATATAATTCTAAAAATAAAATAATTATATATAGTATGGGACTGTATTTATTGCCTGATTTATTATTTACTTATAATGGTAATTTGAAAATATTAAAATGTATAGCATCAGATAAAAATGCAAACAAAGTTGATGTAAGTTTTGCAAATAATTACTTAGGTTTCTGGGGTAAACAAAATTATACATGGGAAACTGGTATGCAATGGGATAATTTAGATGGTAATTATATTGTAGGACAAATTCCTGTAGTTCAAAAAAAGAATTTACCTGAATTAACTAAAGAACAAAAAGCTATTGTAAATAGAATTAAGAAAAGGGCAAAATAATGGCTAAGTATCAAAATGTAGGTACGCCTAAATTTTATATAGATTATTTCCAATATGCTTTAACTACAGGGTTAATTACAGTAGATGATATATCAAATGATATAGGGCAAAACAATAATGAATTGAAAAAGCTCTTCTATTTAAATCCAACAAATTCAATCTTTTTAGATATGGAAATGCTTAGTATCAATACTAAATTACAAAATGATTTAAGCACATTTGATTATTTTATGGTTTTAAACCATGATTTAAATACTTCTAGCGAAGTATTTGCAGCACTCACACATAGTATTGATGAACAGTTATTTGGAGGATTTGGTTATACAGGAAGGGTAAATGATTGTGCTAACGAAGAAGCAACATATAATGGTTGGAGTTTATGTGATTTGACATGGGCTTCAGGTGGAGATGGCTCTCAAGAAGTTTTAACTTTTGCAGTAGAAAATGAATGTAATATTGGTGCTATATCTATAGGTACTTCATATACGATGCCGCACTCACCTGACTTAGACTTAACAATGACAAGAGAATTTGGTGGAGCTAAAAAGCAATGGACTACTTCTGGTAGACTACTTACTAATTATAATTACACACAACAACCCCTTTGGGGAGATGGCGAAGCGTGGGGTTTATATACTGATAGTAATCAAAGTGGAACGACTAATTTAGGAGTTAGGAGAGCAGGTAGAAGGACTTGGGACTTAGAGTTTTCCTATATAAGTGATTCTGATTTAATGGCTGACATGGAAATGCTAAACTTAAATGCCGATGCAGATACTACTGATTATAACAATAGTCTATCAGACGATACTTTCTTTTCGCAGTTTATGCAAAAGACTTTAGGTGGTAGCTTAAAATTTATATTCCAACCTGATGGAGAAGATTATGTCCCTGATGGATTTGCAATATGTATACTTGACCAAGATTCAATATCAATAAAACAAGTAGCACATAACACTTATAATATATCTTTAAAAATTATGGAAGTATGGTAATGGGTAAGTATCAAAATGTAGGCACACCAAAATTTTATGTTGATTATTTCCAATATGCTTTAACTACAGGCTTAGCTGTAAATAATGGTACTGGTAATGATAATATCTTTGGACGACATGATGATGATGGAGATAAATTATTCCAAGGTGTTGATAGGGAGGATTTACAAAAGTTATTTTATTTAAATCCAACAGAAAAGGTATCTATAAACTTTCCAGCCGATTATGATAGTAATGGGGTTTATAGAACCCAATTAACAGTAAAGACATATCTTGATGAAAATGATTTTAACATAAACTATGGGATGGTTTTAAATCATAATTTAAACGAATCAGGATGTAATTTTTATACAGAAGGTTACAATAATACATATGCTAGATTTGATAATAAAAATAGCTTAGTTAATTGGGGTACTCCCCCTCTTACTTATAATGGGTGGACTTTATTTGAGCATGATCTTCCAACTACTGGTGATGCAGAATGGTATAAACATATTCAAGTAAATTTTCAAAGTCAAGAGTATGTAGAACCATTACCTTTAGAAATTGGCTGTATATCTATAGGGACAATGTACGAGATGCCACACTCGCCTGACTTAGACCTTACAATGACAAGAGAGTTTGGTAATGTTAAAAGGCAATTCACCAAAGGTGGTACTTTACTTTCTAGTTACAAATATAAGCAACCACCAACATGGGGAGATGGCGAGGCATGGGGACTTTATACTGATGCACCTACAAACCTAGGAGCAAGAAGGGCAGGTAGAAGGACTTGGGATTTAAAATTCTCTTATTTAAGTGCTACAGATATTATGGCTGATATGGAGATGCTAAACTTGAATCCTACAGAAGAAACTGCTGATTATGAAAGTTATTTAGGTGGAGGCGTAGGCGAATATGAAACATATAGATTCTTTTCTCAATTCATGCAGAAAACTCTTGGCGGTAGCTTGAGGTTTATATTTCAACCTGATGGTAGTGATTATAATCCTGATGGTTTTGCTATATGTGTATTAGACCAGGACTCTATATCAATTAAGCAAGTTGCTCACAACACTTATAATATAAGTCTTAGAATTATGGAAGCCTGGTAGGATCAGGTAATGCCACGCCATGAAAAATAGATGCCCATCTTATAATTCTATCTAAGTAATCCTGGAACTCATCCTGAGATAGTCTTTTGGTCGTCTCTATTTTAAATTCCTTTTTAAGTTCGTTGTGCATCTCATCTAATGTATAACCAAGATGTTGCGATAAAGTCTTTACTATTACCCCTCTATAGTAGTTATTTTGTCTGCTAGTCTTTTTATTGGGTAACTGCTTTAAGGTAAGAACTACATTCCCATCAAATTTAAATAAATCATCTGCAAAGTCATCTTTATTGTCTAAAATTAACTTGCCATTTATAACCTTACCATATGCCATAACATCAGTCTTCATATATATCTTTTGATTCTTCTAAATATTCAATAAACTCATCGTAAGTATTTATACCCCATTTTTCATAATATTCTTCAATCATACAATGTAAATTATATGCTTGACCCCTTAAATCATCAAGGTCTTTTACTTGTTCATAAGGCATTTTATCTAATTCCATTCTTTTTTTCCTTTTGTTATTTATATTACTAATATAATACATATAACTAATATAAGTCAAGAAATAAAATATCTCCTTAGTAATCTAAACGCCTCTTTCCAACAATCAATTCGCCAATGCTCGTTAAATTCTTTTAAACCCATACCATGATAGTCGTTATGATGCTCCCTACATAGAGGTATAGCAGAGAAATCTTTAGGTGTTTGCTTTTTTCTGCTGCCGCCCATACCAATAGCTTCAAGATGATGAGGATCAACTGGTGTTGCACCACATATAAGACAATGTTGCGACTTTATATACTTTAAATATTCTTTTGTGTCAATCGCCACAATCTATCTCCTATCGCTTTAATTACAGGAACACTTACTGCATTTCCTAATTGTTTATATCTTTGTGTATCTGATTGTCCTTCTGTCCATCTATCAGGAAACCCTTGCAATCTCTCTGCCTCTACTGGTGTTAATCTTCTTATATTTTTATTTATAATTAATGGTGGCATTGTTGAAATGTCAGTTTTAGAATGTCTGCGAGTAGATAAACAAGGACTATTACCATCTTTTCTTATTCTCAACCCTTCATCGTTTCTAAAGTCTGCAACTTCAACATAAGTTTCTCCCATAGCATGAACACCTTTATGTAAATTAGAAGTTATTGTTGAACATAGTTTGCCACTCCCTTCCCTCTTCTTTTCTCTGCTCTTTTTAAATATTTCATCGCTTTTTCTGATAGGAAATACTT